CAATCTCTTTTCCACCATCATTAACATGGTAGATAGGATCATAGAACAACTGCATGTAACTGCCATCACTAGGCAATTTCATACCTGTGTGAGCATCTTTAGCCATAACCTAAATTCAATTTGTTAATAATGTACGAACGTACTAGACCAGAACGTACAATGTCATCAATGCCAAATTCAACAATAGAACATTCATCCATGTTGCCGAGGATCCGCATGAAATCCATTATACCATTCTTTTCGTTTTCTCGCACGAGATCCGATTGAGAGATATCTCCACAGAACATAATCTTGGAGTTGTCCCCTATTCTAGTTATCATACTATCTAGCTCGTGAAAATTCAGGTTGCTAAACTCATCTACAATAACGATAGCAGAATCAAATGTGACTCCACGAATGAATGAGGTTGACCAGAAAGAGATAGTCTCTTGTGCTTTAAGATTGTCATAAAGCATTTCAAAACTATTATCATCAGGCATTTTGAACATATACCTTACCATGTTCTTATAAGGAACTTGGTACAAGTATGACTTGTCCTCATGATCTCCTGGTAAGAAACCAATCTCTCTAGTAGGTACTAGAGACCTAACAATGTATATCTTATCATAAGGACTGTCAGGATTCAAGACG